CAACCGACATTGCTCGGTGATAAGCGATTTGCTCATCGCTCTTACCTTGAACCTTGACAAAGTGGTCTAGGTATTCGGTGACTGCCTGATAGCCAGCCCAAGCAGTTCCACGAATGCCTGTTGAAGTTGGCGACTCAACAAAAAGTTCCATGAGCTTCAAGCTAGTTTCTTCAGAACGAATTTTCAAAATGTCTGAAGCATCGTCTTGAACTGGATACAAGCTTGACACGATGTCAAAGAAAGTTGATTCATCAAGTGACTTTTGAATCATCTTTTCGGCTTCGACCTGAAAGTTGTCAAGATACTTGAAGGTCATCCCAAGAGTTTCTCGGGCTTGAGCGATAACGCCTGAAGCTCCCGACTTCGTGTGACGGACTGAGAAGCGACTTTTAGCGGATGCGATTGCAGCTGCTTGAGTGTTGGCGCAAACGATACGAACAGGGGTCACGATGAACTGGAACGATTTGCTGCCATCGTGTGAGTTCAAAGCTGCAATGTAAGTTTCGATTTTGTCCACGCCACCGATTTCAATTGTTTCTGGCAACTTCATGGTGATGAAAGTTTGCTTACCGTTGAACAATGAGCCAGCGGTTTCAAAGTGTGCGCCCGATGCATCAACCAAAGCATTTAGCAAGTCTGCGTGTTCTTCGTTTTGAATTGGTTCATACTTTGAGCCAACTACTCCGAGGATGTCGGTCTGCCCTTCAATGAATGGGTTGTTGCGGATGGTTGCAAAGCGGTCTGGAACTTCAGTTCCATTGGCTAGGTAAAGTGGAGCTTTGCGAACATCCCAGTCTGCAAGGTGTGCAAAACCAAAAGCAGCTTCAGCGGTCAAAGCTTCAGGCACTACTGTGCCAAGTTTGTGCCATGCATCTTCACGAACGCTCACAAACGCTGTTTCGTTTCCGAATGTTTCTAGTTGGTGTGCCATGAGTTTTCCTTTCCGTTAGTGTTACTCACATTCATAGTATGCACCATAAAAACAAAAGATGCAAACTTTCTTCAATAATCTTTTTTTTGTGTTTGACTTATTGCAACTTATTGTGCAATAATAGACATGTCGGCAGGTTGCCAGACAGGGAAGGAGTTGTTCGAAATGAGCAACGAGAAAAAAATAAAAGCTATTGAATACGCCTTGTATGTCATGGATGGTTTTGACGAGTTTGTCCAGTCTGAGGACAAAGAAGATTTTGTCGAGGCTAAAGCGTTTTTGGAGCGTGAATGGGCAGCTGCTAAAAAGCAAGCTGACATTGACATGATAGCTCAAAGAATTGCTGAAAACGCTCGGAAGCAATACCCAGATGCAAAAGCATCGGACATCAAAAAAGCGGCGATGGTTGCTGCTCGCAAGTGGGTCAAGGAAGGTAACAATGTCTAATCAAAAATGGTATTTCATGCAGGTCAAAAAAATCGTGATGAAGCACCAATCAGCAAAAATCGATGGAGTCTTTATTGATGTTCAATCCGCAAACTTGATTGTCCAGATGTATCAGCAAGCTTCCTACAAATCACAGGTAGCCATGATGAATCACTCAATCGGTTTTGTTGCTGAGCGTGTATGGCGAGCAATGGCTCGCTAACGAGAGTTGCGAATCTGTATCAGTCGGCGGCGTTCCCTGACAGATTTGCCACCCCAAACTCCGTAATCCACTTCGAGAGCAAGAGCTGTTTCTAGGCATTGCTCTCGAATCGGGCATCTGGGAAAACCTAATGATTCTAGTGAAGCCTGCCAGCCGTTACAGTTTTTTTTGGCTTGCATGGTGTCCTCATTAGTTTCCCCATCCCAAGTGGCAGGGTCTTGCATGCAAATGACATCATGCTCAATTGCCTCTTTTTGAAGCTCACTAACCATGTGTGCTTCTTTTTTTGTAAGCTCAAACTTTGAAGCCAAACTAACTCACCGCTCTGGCAAACTCGCCTTGCCACTTCAACCTTACTAGAGAAGGCGGTCCTTGCCTGTTTTTAGCGACATCCAATAGCAAAGTGTCATCCTCCTGATGTAGCAAGATTACGACATCGGCATCTTGTTCAATCGCTCCTGATTCTCGCAAGTCAGCAATTGTTGGTCGCTTGTCATTGCGTTGCTCAGAATTACGGTTTAGTTGCGATAGGGCAATAACAGGAACTTCTAAATCTCTAGCAAGAATTTTTAGTTGCCTTGACATTTCAGCAACTACCTCATGGCGAGGGCGGTTATCTTTGGAACTCATGAGCTGCAAGTAATCCACCACAATTCCCGACAGGGGCATGGTGCGGTGAACTGACCTAGCGAAACTTCTGATGTCGTGAACCGAAACTTCAGCCCTGTCGTCAATCGCTATGTTGGGTCGAATTTGGTCGCCAAGTCGTGAGATGCGTTCCCACTCTTCAGGCGTTACTCGGTTGTTCATTGTTGAATCCATTGGGATACTTGCCCCGATAGAAATGATGCGCTTGTGCATTTCTTCACGATTCATCTCAAGACTGCTAAACGCCACAGCGCCCTCACGACTGAGAACCATAGCGCATTGCAACCCTACTGATGTTTTGCCTTTTGCAGGTCTTGCACCGATGACATAAAGCGAGCCACTACGAAAACCGCCAATAGCTTTGGTCAATACTGCCCAAGGAGTTTTGTAGCTTTTAGTTGGCTTAGTCATGTTGTCGATTGTCGTCGCAATCTCGTCTGTGATAAAAGAGATGCTTGCTTGCTTGATACCAAGAGCTGAATCGATTTTGCCTCTTACCGATTCGGTGAGCAAAGTAAAATCAGCGTGAGTGCTTTCTTGTTGGATGTTTGCAGCTGCAAGGTTTAGCCTGCGTCTAACAGCGCACTCATAAACGATGTCAGCGTAGTAAGTTGCATTGGCTGCTGTTGGAACGAAACCGCTCCACTCAAACAACATGACAGGATTTAGCGCTTTGTTATTTTGAAACTCAATGTGGTTGCCAACTGTGATTGCATCGATAGGCTCGCCTGCTAAAAACATTTTCCGCATGATACGGAATACGGCTTCGTGCCGAGGCTCGTAAAAATCTTCAGGTTGCAAAGTTATTTCGTCTAGCACATTGTAGCTAATGAGAGCTGCGCCAAGAACTGATTTTTCTGCATCAAAATTGTGTAATGCGTTTTGGCTCATGTGACTACTCGCTTCTTTTTTTCTTCCTTGATTGCTCTCGCTCCACGAACTATGTGAGCAGGTTTACAAGATTCAGTTGAATGTCTGTAATGCTGGACAAGCGCTTCTAACGAATCCTCATAGTTGAGGTCTGAAAGAATTTCATGCCAAGCAAGAATTGTTTCGTTGGTCGCTTCCCGATTTTCAATGAGCGCAATCTTTGCAAGAATTACGCCAGTTTGTTTGATGTCCATTATTCGATTCTCCTCTGAGAGTAAGAATCCATAGCTGCCGCTCTGTTCATGATGTCGGCAGCAATCGATGTTGCATTTTTAGAACCCACTAGAGCTTCGATGTCATCTGTCCATCTTGCTTGATTCAACCAAGTTGTCGGATGTGGGATGTATTGCATCTCTGGCATCTTGCCTGAAGCTATCCAAGCTCTCAATCCATCGAGAATAATTTCTGGTGATTCTTTGGCGGATGCTTTTTGAAAAGCTTTCAACGCAGCACCCTTCCCGATTTTGCGTGGATACTCGGACCAAAAGATTTCGAATGCCTGAGTATTAATTCTATTGTGTTCTTTAATTGTAGTGTTCTTAAGTGTGAGGTTTTCTAACATTAGGTTTTCTGTTTGATTTTCTAACATTAGGTTTTCTGATTCTGGCTCGAATGGGTCAGAAATAATCCACTCACTACCCTCAATCTGATTTTTAGAATTGCGTATTTGATTGCGCTTGAGATAGCCCAACTCTTGCAATTGTGAGATAGCGGTTCTGACTGCGGTTATTCCGTCTGGACCATCGCCAGCTAAATGTTCAAGACTAATTTTCCAGCCGTCTTGGTGGCTCATTAGCAAAAGCAAGATGCCTTTAGCTCGATACCCTAAGCGTTCATCTCTTGCCCATGTGTTGGGTATCTGCGTAAATTTGCCTTCGAATCCCAAAGGTTTGCGTAAAAAACTTACTGTTTTCATTTTGTCCTTTCCCTGACAAAAATCATCCTATAACTTACTTCAGTTCAAAAAGTGCTTTCCACTCAAGAAATCCAACACGACCTGTTACACGCAAGTTATTTGCTGTTTGAAAATCTCTGACACAACGAATTGTTTCAGTTCCAAAGCGAGATGTGACAGGAACATAGAAACCATTGACCATTAGAGCCGATTGTAAAACTCGCACTTTGATGCCAGCGTAGCCTCCAGCAATTCTATCTGTGGCTTTTGGAGCAATAGCGTTCCATGTATAAAAATCGACTTCTCCAGTTTGAGGCATGCCCATTCGTTGCTGAAAATAAGTTATTGCTTCCGACATGCTTTTGTCAAAAGTGGTTTGCATCTCAGGATTTTCCAGCCCCAAAAAGTAAGCCAAAAACTTTACATCTTTGCCTTTGTCGTGAAGCTTTATTTGGCGAGCAGCCAACTTCAAACTTTTCTCGTCAATGTAAGAATGTTTCTCTGTATTTGGTTTTGCTTCATCTTCCAAAGCAAAATCACGATAAATAAAAATGTCATCCAGTTGAGCAAAATGTAAATCATCTGTATCAATGGCTACATGGAAATTTGGAATTTGAATTTTCAAACCGTATTTGGCTTCAATGGAATCATCCATTTCATAAGCAGGCAAAACAGTCGGCAAACCATCGGCACTAAAAACTGCGCCATGCGATGCTACTCTGAAAAGTAGTTCCTCAACATCACTCACGATGTTGCGGTGAACAAACACTCTAGCTGTATCAAAAATTACTCTGCGAATGTTGTTATTTTTGAAACTTTTTAGTTCGGGATTGCCCCATGAATTAGCCATAAAACTATTGTAGTTGCACAACACAATAAGCGTCTTTACACCCTGCGTGTCGATTTTGCGGTCAGCCTGAGATAAAGCAAACTGTTATCGAGAGTCCTTTCCCTCTCTCATGCCCTAGAGGTTGAGCATGTCCAGCTCCCTCTAGGGCAACCCAATAAAATGTCGTAGGCAAACTCTAAAATGTTTTTTATAGAGTTGCGATGAAAAGTCAAATGGCATACTCTAAAAGCGGAAGGGAAATTATGGACATCCAAACTGTGCATGGTGTCGCAATTGTTGCATCTTCAGAAAATCGTGATGAGTGGCTAGCCGCTCGGAACAATGGAGTGACCGCAACAAACGCAGGCAAGCTTGCATCTGAATCTTCAATCGATTCAATTCTCAAATCAAAATTCTTCGATGGTTTTGTTGGCAACCCTGCAACCGAGTGGGGTCTTGAACGGGAGCCTTTTCTTGTGGATTGGGCAGGTTTTGAGCAAAACAAGTTTTTGTTCAAATCTGCGGAAAACAGCAGATTTATGGCAACTCCTGATGGTGTGCGTTTAGATAAAGATGGCATCATTGAACTATGTCAAGTCAAAACAACTGGCAAAGAAATGAAGAGCATACCTGCTCACTACTATCGGCAAATCCAATGGGAGATGTTTGTGATGGGAGCAGCTCGCTGTTACTTTGTAGTTGAGGAACACCAAGATTTCGTGCCGATTAGCCTAGAGCCAAAGCTTTGGGTTATCGACAGAAACGATGAAGCAATCGCTTCGTTGATAACGCTCGCAACAGCTTTTCTAGTCAGACTGGATGAAGCAGTTGCTTTCGAGAAGGAGATGGCATGAGCAGCCTCGCAGAAATACCAACCACAGGTGATGCAAACTTGTGGACCGATAGCCAAAAAGCTCTTATGGAGTTCGCAGGTCTATACAAGAAAATCAATACCAGCAACGGCGAAAAGATGGTTCTCGCTCCGAGAGCTATCGTTGAAGCTTTTGCTCAAACTGTCCAGCGCACTCAGCTTGACCCAATCGCACGACAGATTTATTGCATCGAGCGTGGTGGCAAGTATTCAATTCAGGTGGGCATCGATGGCGCACGACTTGTCGCTCAGCGCACAGGCGAATACACAGGGCAAAAACCGATTCAATGGACTGCCGATGGTGAAAAGTGGGTAGATGTTTGGCTCAGTAACGAACCGCCAGCCGCAGCCCGAGCAGGTGTCATGCGAAAAGGTTTCGAAGAGCCACTATACGCAGTCGCTACTTGGAGCAGTTATGCACCATACTTTGGCAACAAGTTGTCACAGATGTCGCAGCATGGCTCACTAATGCTCGGCAAATGTGCCGAGATGCTTGCACTACGAAAAGCATTCCCAATGGAGCTTTCAGGATTGTATGTAGCCGAGGAAATGGACACAGCAAGTGCTTCCACCCCAGCGGTAGTTGCCAGCCACGACTGGCTTGCTGAAGCTAAAAAGCTAGACGACAAAGCAGAGTTGCGCAAGCTTCACCGAGCTTGCAAAGACTCAGGCGAACTTACTCCAGCTCTATCGGCAGAGTTCATGAACCTAGCTTCTAAGATGGTCAAAGATTCTGACGCTGAAATTGTTGAAGCTGAAATTGTCGAAGAGTCGCAAAACGCTGAGGAGGTGCTTCTCTAATGCAAGCACAACTCAAACTAAACGAACACCTTATCGAGTGGAATAGGTTTTTGCTAAAAGAGTGGCAACCTGCGCTCGATGCTGAGGCAACCGCTAAAGCTGATTTTGAATACAAGTTCAACCTAAACAAAGCTACATTGAAAATCAATCAGCCAAACATTGCAAGCGCATGGGCAGAGTCATTGACTTTTGCCAACGAAGAAATTCACATGCTCAACTTACAAAAGCGGTTGGCGGAAGCAAAAGTCGAAGCTCTACGCAAAACTCTCAACTACCTTGAAGCACGAGCTGATGCAATTCGCTCAGAGGTGTCATCGGAGCGAGAAGAAGCAAAACTGCACTCAGTCAATAGGTATGTGCCTTGAACCGAAAAACACGATTGCAAGTCATGGGCAGAGATGACAATCGCTGCGTAGCATGTGGCACAGAGCAGGAACTAACAATTCATCACCGAGTGAATCGTGGAGCAGGCGGAAGCAAACTTTACGACACCCACTCACACTTATTGACCATGTGCTACCGATGCAACAACTCATTTGAAGCAGATGATGTATCGGCTCGCAAGGCAAGAGTGAACGGCTACAAACTTCTAAGAAATACCAACCCACCAATTGACCCTGCAACAATTCCAGTTTTTTACTACTGGGAAAGCAAATGGTATTTGCTAAACAACCTAAACGAGAAAGAAGAAATTATCAATGGCTAACGACACCACAATCACAATTGTTGGATACTTGACTGCCGACCCAGAGTTGAAATCAACTCAGAGCGGTTTGTCTGTTGTAAACATCACTATCGCATCGACACCTAGCAAGTTTGACAAAACATCAAACGAGTGGGTAAATGGCGAAACTTTGTTTTTGCGAGCATCTGCATGGCGCACATTTGCGGAACAGATTTCTGGCAGCCTCAAAAAGGGCGACAAAGTAATTGCACAAGGTCGCCTAATCGCACAAAGCTACACAGATAAAGACGGCAACTCTCGGACAAGCAATCAACTTGAATTAGAGTCATGTGGACTCGACCTCAGCCGACCACCTAAAACTGGTTATTCAGATGTGCCACGCTCGTCTAGCCCAAGCGCGTCAAGTTGGGTTGATGAGGTTGCGCCACCAGCTGAGGATTCACCCTTCTAAACGCTGACCTGTAAGTAGCCCTCGAAATAGTTATAGTTTCGAGGGCTTACTTGCAATCTCAATAAGTTGCTAAATAACTATAAATGAGTCATAATAGTTATGTAGCCGTTTGGCTATTTCGGGAAGGAAAAAATGAGTAATCAAGTTGCAGTTCCAAATGTTGGAGAAATCTTAGTTTCAAGTTGGGGATACGACCAAACCAATGTGGACTTTTACGAGGTAGTTCGTGCAAGCGCCGCCTCTGTCTGGGTAGTTCCAATGAAACAGCAAATCGTTAGAGCTGAAAGTTGGGCAAGCGAGATGGTAGTTCCTGCCAGCAAAAAAGAAGGCGCAAAGCCTGAAATGTTTCGATGGAACAAAAACGGATACGCACGAGTCGGCTATTCCGAATGGGCAAGAATCTATGACGGGAAGCCTCAGTTCCAAAGCCATTGGGCATAACTAAAAACTCTCCTGCGTCTATCAAGATTCAGGAGATTTTTTTATACAAAAGCTTGACCTGTAAAAGTTGATAAAATGATACAAATAAGGCATAATAGTTATGTAGCCGTTAGGCTATACGCTTGGAAGGAGCGAAAATGGAAATCTGGTTTCGGGAAAATGTGAGCGATGCTGAATGGGTAGCTCATGCAGAATCATGTCGAGAAAAAGCTCGCAAG